GTGACATTTTGCACGGTTCATCAGGGATTTTTTTCAAAAATTCAAATAATTGATGCATCAGAGTGTTGATGAAGTCATAATTGTACACAATAGAGTCTTTGACACCGCACAAGTCCTTGTTCTTAGAAAAGTGTGACATCTCTTCAGAGAATCCATTGAAGTCATTTTTAGCAATAGAGACAGTTCTGCTCAATGTAACACTTTTAGACTTTTCCTTTACCAACCTATTTATTTCATAATGTTTTTGTGAAACACGTTTGTGCAGCCTCTGATAAGTTTCATCATCTTTCAGCAATGATTTTAATATTTTTGACTTTGGGATGCGATCAGGATAGATTGATTTGAGATAAAAATGCAATTCAGATTGCAGTGACTTCAGCATATCATAACCGTCTATGATGTCTGTATCTTCATGTTTTTTCAAAAAATATCCCTTTTCTGCTTTAAGAAGGATGGATTTTAAATAATTGGAATTGAATAATTTATTCCTAAGTAAGCCATAGTCTATCTCATTGACAGACCCATACTTTAGCCTGCCTGTCACTAAGGGTATTAAAAAAGATTGCTTGGGCCTTTCTATTCCTTTTGAATTCAAAGAAAGCAGTTGGTCAGAAAGGTAAGAAGCAGCATTTTCTAGACTTTCCTGGTCAACCTTTGATTTCACCAAAAGGTCACTAGAATTTTCAGCCGACAGATACAATGAATACTTAAAGTCGACCAATGTGTCATAATAATTTTCATCAAAAAGATACTTGTGCACTTTTATGGGGGACTCAAGATCATAAGGCCATAATACAGCATGTTCATGCCCCTGATTGTATTTGACAGATTGATGAGTGCATATTGAACACTCAATGTTGAGCAGTTTGCACATCTCAAGCCTTGGTATGGTTTGCTGATAAAGGCAGTTGGGAGGAACTCTAACACCTTCTTTCATGATTGAGGACATTGCGACCTGACTCACAGAGATCAGTTGTGTCCCGCCGATTGTCTTAAGGCT